GAACGCAGGACAAAAAAAAGCCCGGCACTGGCCGATGATCTGACCAGTGCCGGGCAGGTACTACGTGCGCAGGAAGGCGCGCAACAAATTGCCGCGCGCATCGTCCCTTGCCTTCAGTGCTTCGTTGATCGCCGCGCGCGTCTCCGCGCGGTCTCGCTTGCGTTCCCGTTCTGCCTTGATCGCGCGCATCGCATGTGCGCTGATCTCGGCGTCTCTGCGGTTAAGCTCTTCGAGTGTCATGGTCGCCGCCGGGCCGCTTGCGCGGCCCGGTCTCCTAGTTGACTACTGCGCGGCGATCCACGCCTCGACCGTCGTGGCTTTCAGCGTTTCCTTGCTGTTGCGCAGCGCCTTGGCGATCAGCTTCAGCGTCCCTTTCAGGTCCGACTTCAGCATGCCCGTCAAGTCATCGGCCGTGAACTTCACGGCCTGCGGCTTCGCTTTGTCGTCGTCGGCTGCCTTCGGCTTCTTCTTTCCGACGATCAGCTTCGCCGCCTCGTACGCGCTGTTGAACGACATGAACGTGCTCACGTCGTACTTCGGCGAGAAGGAAGCGTAGGCGATGGCCCTCGCCCGCGCGGCGAACATGTCCACCGCGCGGGACTCGCTCGGGGTCTCCTCGCCGTCCTTCCGCTTGGGGCCGCGCATCGTCAGGTACCCCGCCGCGCGCAACGCGTGGGTGAGCTTCCCGACCACGTGTCCGGCCGCGTTCGCCGCGATGCCGTGCGAGCCGAACTCCTCCCGCACGATCTTCGCCCGCGTGTCCGCGTCCGTCTCGGCCGCGAGGAGCTGGATCGCTTCGAGCGTAGCGAGACCGATCATGTTCCGTTCGGTCTGCGATTCGTGCCACGCGATCATGCACTCGACCATCGCGCCGTGGAACCGCACCTGCACTTGCTGAGTTTGAGTGTTCATACTGTCCTCTGACAATGTGGCATCGGGCTGCCCGACGGAATGCCTTGCTGCCTGCCACGTTTCACATTGTCCGGATATCCATCATCTTGTCAACTATTTTAGTTGATCCCTCGACTGTAACGGGCCGTTACATCAGGACCGAAAGAATTACTTTTTCCCAGCGACCCCGCCAAGGGGGTTCGGCCCCGGAACGGGGGGTGGGTCGTACCCCCATACCTCACATAAAATTTCCCCCCAAACCATATCAACCACTTTGATTGATATTGTCAACCTTCCGCCTCCACTTTGACAACCTTCAGCCCCCACATTGACAACCACTAGCCCTTGACTAACAGCTCTTGCATTCCTCTACAGGTTGTGTATTCTGACCGTCCATGGCCTCTCCTGCCCTCGCCATGGTCCGCTCGAAACGCTGCTCCTGCTGTGGAGACGCGAAGCCTCTCGCATCCTTCGGGCGCAACCGGCAAGCCAAGGACGGCCTGCACTACTACTGCAAGGATTGCGCGGCCAAGCGGCAGCGCGAATGGGCGCGGGCCAACCCGGAGATCGTCAAGCGCATGCGCGACGACTACCTCCAGCGGGTATACGCGCAGAACGCGGAACGGGACCCTTACGAATAGGAGCAATCATGGCTGGGCTAGTCAAACCACCCTCTCTTGCCAATAACCAGTCGTACCTTGCGCCGTACCACCAGCTCTCACCGCAGACGAAGGCGCGCATGGCGGAGGCACGGGCGACCAAAGCTGCCGAGCTGGAAGCATTGGCGCAGAAGTACCAGCTTGAAGATGCCGCCACCAACGTTTTCTCCGCACCGGGGCGGATGCTGGGTGCGATCTCTGGCATGAAAGGAGTTGAAGCGCAGGATCGGTCATCCCCACTGCTTAAGCAGGCGCAGGCACTGCGTAACTGGAAGCCCGACCCCAACACGCTCTACAATGACTCCGGGGTACCACACCTGATCGACCCCAATGCACCACTCTTCACTCCGGGGCTGGTGAAGCCAAAATGAGCAAGTCCCACGCCCTCGCCACCGCCCAAGTCCGGCCGTTCGATCCTGCCGAACTCGGCTTTCCTCCCATGCTCCCCATCGAGCTGGCGATGCGCGTGGCTCCGGTCCCCGAAATCTGTGCCGCGTACGGCATCAGCAAGGACGACTTCATCAAGCTCACCAACGACCCGCTCTTCGTGCAGGCGTACCAAGGTGCGAAGGAGATGCTGGCCAAGGACGGCATGTCCTTCCGCATCAAGGCCAAGATGCAGGCCGAGGAGCTGCTGAAAAAGTCGTGGGCGCTCATCCACAGCGACCACACCCCCACAGCCGTCAAGGCTGACCTCATCAAGAGCACGATCCGCTGGGCCGGTTACGAGCCGAAAGGCGACGGTCCCGGCGGTGTTGGGAACGCGTTCCAGATCAACATCAATCTCGGAGGTTAAAATGAAGATCGCATTCCAAGTCGAGTTCGACCCGGCGACGGGCAAGATTCTGGCGATGTCGGCCAACAACACCGAGCCGGTGGAGGGAGCGAAGGCCGACGCTACGCCCATCACCTATCCGTACCACGACCCGTTCCTGTCGCACACGTTCGCCACCAAGGCCGAGCACGACGACTGGAAGCAACGGGCGGCGGAACGCGACGCGAACCTCGCGGAGTGGGGCCGTGCGTTCGAGGCGAAGGGCGAGGTGCTGGAAGCCGGGCAGATCGATTGCCGCACGTTCAACATCAACGACCTGTACTTCTTCTGGGTGTTCGGTGCGGAGCTGACGGCGTACGTCGGCCCGCGTGCGGCCGAGAACCGCATGATTACCTACGCCGACGTGGGGGCGTTCCCGCAAGGCGAGTTTCCGTACATCGGCCGCGTCGATCAGGCGTTGCTGCGTGGCGGGTTCGACTGGTCGGCGTACCAAGGGCCGCTGCGGGCGCTGCTGGCGCAGCATCGCGGCGTGAGCGACATCTAACGCCATGGCCGACGATCCCGACAAGTGGTCGCTGTTCAACGCGACAATCGTGATGAGCGCCACGGCGTACAACACCGGGGTCTTGCAGATACGGCTGGCGTTCGGGGAAATCCCGCAAGGAACTCCGGAGTACGAGGCGCTGATGCTGTTGTGGCGGTCATACCACAACCGTGTCCGGGAGCAGGCCGAGCAGCAAGCCAAGGACGGCACACAAGGCGATTTTTTCTACGGATGAGGGGCACGATGGGCGATCCGGTACAACTGGAGTTGGACTTCGGCAGTCCCTCAACGACGTTCGTTGAGGGCACTGGCGCGTTGTTGGACATGGACGCGCTGCGGCACGAGCGAGCGCAGCAGTACGTCGCCAACGACGTGCAGGTGGGTGGTCAGCACTACAAGCAGCTCGAATTCCAGCCGTGGGATGTGATTACGTCGTGGGGGCTGGGCTTTCTCGACGGCAATGTCGTGAAGTACATCGCGCGCTGGCGCAGCAAGGACGGGCTGAAGGATTTGCACAAGGCCCGGCATTATCTTGACAAGTTGATCGAGAACGAACAAGCGAAGTCCTGATGGCCATCATCAACTACACCCCGCCAGCGACGATTCGGGAGTTCATTCGTCACTACACTCCCGGTCGGCTGTTTCACGACTGGATCATCGGGCCGGTGGGGTCGGGCAAGACGACGGGCATCTTCTTCAAGCTCGTCTACTTGGCTGCGCAACAGGCGAAATCGCCCGTGGACGGCATCCGCCGCTCACGGGCGGTTGTCGTTCGCAACACGATGCCGCAGTTGAAGGACACGACGCTGGTGTCGTGGAACTACTGGTTCAAGGACGGACAGGCAGGCGACTGGAAAGCGACCACGACGACGTTCGTGCTGCGCTTTGCGGACGTGGAGTGTGAGGTACTGTTCCGCGCACTGGACACGGCAGACGACGTGGCACGGGTGCTGTCGCTGGAGACTACGTTCGCTATCTTCGATGAGTTCGTGGAGATCGCACCGGAGATTCGTGAGGCGCTGGCAGCACGGTGCGGGCGCTATCCGCCGACGAAGGACGGCGGGGCGACCAACTGGGGCATGTGGGGGTCGTCCAACCCCGGCAACGAGGACGACGAGTGGTACGAATACTTGGGGTTGGGCGACACGCCGATCCCCGGTAACGTCAATTTGTACGTTCAACCGTCCGGGTTTAGCGAAGAAGCGGAAAATCTGGACAATCTGCCGGGCAAAGCGCAGTACTACGACTCGTTGGCGGTCGGCAAGTCACCCGAATGGGTTAAGAAGTACATCGAGGTGCAGTGGGGATACTCACTTTCGGGCACCCCGGTCATCAAAACGTTCAATCCGCAGCTCCACATCGCTTCTGCAGCGTTGTTGTCCAACCCTGCGCTTCCGCTGGTGGCGGGGTTCGACCCCGGACTGGCCGGAAGTGCGCTTATTTTCGGTCAGCAAGACCTGAATGGACGCTTATTCGTGTTGGATGAGCTGATCCAACGCGATATGGGGGCCGAACGCATCCTTACGGAGCGGTTAGCCCCCCTGATTGCGACCAGATTTCGCAACTTTGAGTTCCTTTTGGCCCCCGATCCGGCCGCCGATAGCCGCTCCAGCAACAACGAACGGACCATCGTAGACACCATCCGCGACCGCAAAAGAGGGGGCTATAAGGTCGTTTTTCCCGACATGAACAACAGATTACCCCTTCGGGTTGAGGCAATCGAGCACTTTACGACGCGTTTGGTGCTTGGTAAGCCTGCTTTGTTGATCGATCCGCGCTGCAAGCACCTGATTCGTGCGCTGCAGGGCGGCTGGCGGTACGAAACCGACCGAAAAGGCAAATCGCTCAAGGAAGAACCCGAGAAGAACGCTGGTTCGCACTCCGGAGATGCGTTTGGCTACTTGTGCAGGTATTATCAGCACTCAACCGTGCGGGAAGCGCGGCGCAGCGAGGCGAGAACACCCGTAGCGCGTAGGATCAATCACTACGTAATGCGTTAACCTCTGGAGATAAGGATGGATGAGACGCAACTCCCCTCGGTTGAGATGGCGCAGCAGCCCTCGTATGCGCCCCCGCCGCCGCGCGACCCCGAGGTACTGCGGGCGCTGGGCGGCAAGCTGAACAGCGACTTCAAGATGTACGAGACCGACCGGCGTATCGCAGAGATGCGCTGGACGCAGAACTTGCGGCAGTTCCTCGGCCAGTATGACGACAAGGTGAAGTCGCAGATTCCGGCCGACAAGTCGCAAGCGTACCCGCGACTGACGCGCATCAAGTGCGTGTCCATGCTGGCGCGGCTGATGAATCTGCTGTTCCCGTCGTCGGAGAAGAATTGGGGGATCGAAGCGTCGCCAGTCCCGAATCTGTCGGTGGAGGACTTGAACTACGTCCTCGAACAGCTCCAGCAGCCCGACGAGAACGGGCAGATGCCTGAGCTGACCGACGAGATAATCACCGACGCCGTGCGCGAGTTTGCCAAGACTCGCGCGCGGAACCTCGAAGTCGAAATCGAGGATCAACTCACCGAGCTTGGTGGTGCGAAGATGGTGAGTTACGTCGCGCTGTGCCGCAAGGTGCTGGCGTCGGGCATCCTGTACAGCATGGGTGTGCTGAAGGGACCGATGGCACGGTCACGGCAGCAGCGCCGGTGGCGGCTCGACCCCGTGGAGGGCAAGGTGGTGAGCGTCGATGAGACTGTGCTGGTGCCGCAGTACGAGTTCGTGCCGGTGTGGGACTACTACCCCGACATGAGCGCCAAGTACGTGCATCAGATGGACGGACAGTTTCAGCGGCTCGTGTTGTCGCGGGCGCAGACCCGCAAGCTGGCCGACGACAGCCAGTTCTTCGGAAACGTCATCAAGAAGTACCTGCGCGAGCATCCCGAGGGCAACTACAAGGAGAAGAACTTCGAGTCCGAGCTGCGCACGATGGGGGTGAACACCAACCAGTCGCAAGTCAACGGGCGCAAGTACGAAATTTTGGTGTGGGACGGCGGGCTGTCCGGCCACTACCTGAAAGGTTGTGGCATCAGCATCCCTGACGAGAAACTGCACGAGATGATTTCGGCGGTGGTGTGGATTCTGGACGGCAACGTCATCCGCGCCAACCTCAACCCATGGACTATCGTGGGCGAGGACAACCCGATCCCGTCGTACCATGTGTTCATCTTCGAGGAGGATGACACGTCCCTCGTCGGCAATGGCCTTCCGTTCATCATGCGTGACTCGCAGCTTGGCGTAGCTGCTACCGCACGCATGATCCTCGACAACTCCGGTGTGGTGTGTGGACCGAACATCGAAGTCAACCGGCAGTTGCTGGTGCCGGATACCGATGTGACTGGTGTGTCTGCGTACAAGGCATGGGAGCGGGACGACCTCACGCCTGCGACTTTGCCGTACCCCGCCGTGCGCACGATTGCATTCGACAGCCACATCGATGAGCTGCTGAAGGTGAACGAGCTGTTCCGCATGTTCGCGGATCAGGAGACGTTCGTCGGCCCCGCGACCGGTGGCGATATGCCGAGCGAGCCGCTGCGGACGGCGGCGGGGGCGTCGATGTTCATGGGCATGGAAGCTCTCCCCTTCAAGGACGTGGTGCGTAACTTCGACTCGTTCGTGGAGTCGGTTGTCGGCTCGCTCATCATGTTCAACAAGCACTTCAACGCGAAGGCGTCGATCAAGGGTGACTTCCAGCCCGTCGCGCGTGGGTCAACTTCGCTGATTGCCAAGGAAGTGCGTGGCATGGGGTATGACGAGCTGGCGCGCTCGGTGACGCCCGGCGAGCAGCTTTACGTGGACTGGCACCGGCTGCTCAAGGAGCGAGTGGCGGTACGCGACATGGACCCGCGCGTCATCGTGGACGATGCCGAGGCCAAACGCCGCGAGAATGCTCAGGCCGAAGCACAAGCGAAGCAGCAGGCGCAGAGCGAGGAGATGATCCGCGCTACGGTGCGCAAGACGCTCGCGGATGCGGTGAAGAGCTTGACGCAAGCGGACAAGAACGTGGCGTCGCAGGAAGCCACGGTCTACAACGCGATTCTCACCGGGCTGGAGAAGGGGGTTACCCCTGCCGATGTTGCACAGGTGAAGGCCGATCCGAACGCCGACATTCCGGATGGTGTGCTCACGAAGCTGGAAGTCGAGAATCCGCCGCCCCCGCCACCTGCGCCGAAGTCAACCAAGAAGGGTAAGTGATGCGGCTATCCAAGGAAACGGAAGCGGAGTACCGCGCGCAACTCGCCGGTGGGCGTGAAGAGGTGTTCGGGATCGCGTTGGAGGCGCTGCTGAACAACGATCTGGAACGAGTCAAGGAAACGTTGATCGACACCGAGATCGACGGTGTTGCGCGACTGCAGGGTGAAGCACACGGCTACAGGAGAATCCTAAAATACCTGAAAGAACGCCCAGCATCATCTCGGTAGGTTTGACAACCCCCCACCATTCACCTATAAGGCACTCTCATGGCTACGCCCGATACACCCACCAAGGTCGAGCAATCGGCCCCGGTTGTTCCGCCCGAGTCGGATTACGACACGATGGCGTCAGCGTTCGATGAGCTGACCACGCCCGAGTCGTCCGAAAACGGCGAAACTGACGAGTCTACCGAACAGGTAGAGGGTGAGGCGTCGAGTTCGGAGCCGCCTGCGGAGCCGGAAGCCCCGGCTGCCGCGACGCCCCCCGCCGCCGCCGCTTCGACGCCACCGGAGGATTCGACGGCGGCGGGGGAACCTCCGACTGCCCCTGCGGATGACGCGGAGGAGGTGGACTGGAAGAAGCGGTTCGAGGAACTGGAAGCGAAGGTCACCAAGCAAGCCGCTCCGGAACCGCAACAGAAGGACCCGGAGGTTCCGCCGCCTGAGCAGCAGAAGGTCTATACCGAAGAGGAAGAGGCGTTCCTCGCGCAGTACGATCAGGACTGGAAGGAAGTCGCGCGCGGCGAGTCGCTGAAGCGGCGCGCGGAGTACGCGGCGGTCGTCCAGCACGTGTTCAGCGAGATCGCGCGCGTGTACGGGCCGCTGATCCAGCGTGGTAGCACGGCGGCCGATCTCGTTGGCGAGACCGCCGCGCTGAACGTGATCTACGCAACCCACGGGGATTACGACGACGCCATGTACTCGGCGGTCAATGAGTGGGTGGACAAGAAGCTCACCGGCACGCGTCAGAAGGTCGCCAAGGCGATCATCGAAGCGGGCGAACCGGAGGAAGTGGTCGAACTCATCACCGAATTCAAGACTGCGACCGGGCGCACGAACAAATCGAAGGTGACCGCCGAAGAGGGCGTCAAGCCCGCTGCGGCGGCACCAGCAGCACCTGTAGCACCAGTGACCGAAATCTCGTCCAAGGCCAAACAAGCGGCGAAGGCGATGAGTGTGGTCGATTCCAAGCGAACTGCCCCTTTGCAGTCTGCGGCAGACCCCGACGACTTCGACAGCGCGTGGGCTGAAGCGGTGGGCAGCAAGTAACGATCAACCTCAAGGACTGAATCATGGCCAATACCGTCATTTACGGTGACATCTCCCCGCGCACTGCGGCGTACGTCATCAAGAACCTGCTTACCCGTGCCCTGCCGTACATGGTCATCGAGAAGTTCGGCCAGAACTACCCCATCCCGCAGAACAACACCAAGACGGCGAAGTGGCGGCGCTACTTCCTGCAGGGTGCGACGGGCGCGGCCGGTTCCGGCTCGGGCAGCTACTTCTCGCCGCTCGCGCTGACGCCGCTGGTCGAAGGCGTGACCCCGGCGGGCAACCGGCTTGCCACGCAGGACTACACGGTCACGCTGAACCAGTACGGCGACTACGTGACGATCACCGACGTGGTGCTGGACACGCATGAGGACCCGGTGCTGTCGGAAGCGACCACGATCATGGCCGAGCAGGCGGGCATGACCATCGAGACGATCCGCTTCAACATCCTGAAGGCGGGCACGAACGTGTTCTACGCCAACGGCGGCGCGCGGAACGCGGTCAACACGCCGGTCTCGCTGGCGCTGCAGCGGCAGATCACGACGAGCATCCTGCGCCAGAACGGCAAGCTCATCACGAGCGCCGTGAAGAGCACGCCCGACTACCGCACGGAACCGGTCGAAGGCGCGTTCATGGCGCTGTGCCACCCCGATCTGGAAACCGACATCCGGTCGATGGCGGGCTACATCAACCCGAAGCAGTACGGCACGACGACGCCGTACGAGAACGAGATCGGGGCGGTCGAGCGTGTGCGCTACCTGACCTCCACGATCTTCGCGCCGTGGGCCGACGCGGGCGGGCTGAAGCTGGCGATGCGGTCCACGAGCGGCACCAACGCCGACGTGTACCCGATCCTGTACGTCGCGCGTGACGCGTACGGCATCGTGCCGCTGAAGGGCAAGGACTCGATCACGCCGATGGTCGTGAATCCGAAGCCTGCTGCGGGTGACCCGCTGGCGCAGCGTGGCACGGTCGGCTGGAAGGCGTGGCAGGCGGCGGTCATCCTGCAGGACGCGTTCATGGTCCGTGCGGAAGTCGCGGCGACGGCGTAATCGATCAACTAGGGGGGCTTCGGCCCCCTCACTCAAGGAGATTGATATGTCGTTCATGGACTTCATCTCGTCGCGCGCGAGGCTGGCCGACCAAGGTGTGAAGGATTACGTCGAGTCGCTGCTGGACACGACGCAAGACGGCATCACCGCCACGGCAGGCGGCGGGCAGGCCAATGCGTTCCAGATCACCAAGTCGATGTCGCGCATCAGCACGTGCGCGACGATTGCCGACTCGGTGAAGCTGCCGTCCGCGAAGGCCGGGTCGCTCTGCTTCGTCGTCAATTCGGGGGCTACGTCCGCAAACGTGTTTCCGGCGACTGGCGAGCAGATCAACGCGCTCGGTGCCAACAATGCGTTCGCTGTCGCTGCTGGTGGGCGTTCTGCGTTCTTCTGTCCGGTGGACGGACGGTGGTTCGCCGTGCTGTCCGCGTAACAACCTCAACCTGACAAGGAAACATCATGGCCATCACCACCAACACCCAGCAGATCGCTGCGGGCGTCATCAACCACTCGACGGGCGTGCTCGTCAACGATGCGGGCGGCGCGGTCGCCGTCTCGCTGTCGATCGGGTTCATCCCGCGCATGTTCCGCATCCACAACGTCACCGACCGCATCTCGTACGAGTGGTACACCGGCATGACGAACCCCGGCGCGGTCAAGACGGCGGCGGCGGGTACGCGCACGCTGGAGACCACGGAAGGTCCGACCATCGGCACGGTCGCCGCCAGTACGGACGGCACGGTGTCGGTCCCCGCGACGATCATCCTCGCGTCCAAGACGTTCGTGTGGGAAGCTCTCGGCTAATCCAGCCGGGTTAACTCGCAGCGGAGGGGGGCTACGGCCCCCCTGCGCGCACGGAGAGGGGCATGAGCGAGACGGTCTGCAGGATCGAGAAACTGACCAACGGCTACACCGTCGAGATTCCGGACGCGGCGGTGCAGAAGGCGAACAAGAACCCCAAGTCGCCGTGGAAGGACCCGTGGAAGGAGTATGCGTTCGCTACAGCGGCCGAGGCGAGTGCGTTCGTTTCCCAACATCTCGACAAGCTGGAACCGCCCGAAGAGGACATGGGCGTCGAGTTCGCCCGCGCAACCAAAGATGAGGACTGACCATGGCCAAGACGAAGAACCTCGGCGCGCTGCTCGCTGCCGACGATGAAGTTGCCGAGCTGAACCCGAAGGGCGGCGAGCGGACGGTGCGCATCGTCCTCGAAGAGAACGACAACATCCCGCCGACCGGGCAGTTCATCGCGCTGAACGGGCGCACGTGGATGCTGCGCCCCGGCGAGGAAGCGGACGTTCCGCTCGGTGTCGTCAACATCCTGAACGATGCGGTGCAGGACGTGCCGCAGATCGATCAGGCCACGAAGCAGGTGATCGGCTACCGCAAGCGTCTCCGGTTCCCGTATCGCGTGGTGCAACCTGAAGCGGCGTAACCATGAACCTCGAAGCCCTTCTTGGCGAGCTTCGGGACAACGTACTGCGCGACAATGCTGAACTGGCTGCTGGTCCCGACGATCAACTCTGGTCCGATGAGACATTAGTCCGGTACATCAATGTTGCGCAGCAGCGATTCGCGCGTAGAACGCTGTCGCTGCGAGACGCCAGCACCCCGGAGGTGACGCAAGTCACGCTGAGTGCTGGCGTTTTTTCGTACGTGCTCCACGAGAAGGTGCTCGCGGTCGTGTCGGGTAAGTACGATACCGACACGGTTGACCTCAATCGCATCGGGCGGGTGCTCGTGACGCAGGTGCTGCCGTACGATCCGCCGTGGTTCGATCCGAGCACGGTAGGCACGCTGACGCCGGGCAGGCCGCGCGCGTTCTCCACCGATGAGACGCTGGATGTGGAGACGGCGGGGGCGGTCGTAATGACTGTGTACCCGACGCCGACCTCAACCGAAGAAGGCAAGATCATCTACCTGCGAACGGCGCGATTGCCGCTCGATGATTTCGACGTCAACGCTCTGAGCGCGGAATGCGAACTCCCCGAGATGTACCAGCTCGACATGCTGGAGTGGGCGGCATATCTCGCGTTGCGCAACTCGGACATCGACGGGCATTCTGCCGCTGCGGATGACCACAAGGCACGGTTCAACGATGCCGTTGCTGAAGTTCTACAGGATGTACGGCGCAAGATGCGCGTGCCGGTCAAGTTCAACTTCGGGCAGAACGGCTTTTCGTGGGAGACAGTGTGATGCCACTCGGATATAACCCGAAGGATTTGCCAAAGATCGCTGCGTTCCCCGAACCGTCCGATGACTGGCAGGCCGGTGGAGTGTTCGAGTGGACCGGTCCTCGCGCTGCGCCGGAAGGTACGATGCTGCAGTCTCCGTTCGTGCTCAATCCGGCTACGGTGAAGAATGCCAAGACGCAGAACGCGGTCAAGATCGCGTCCATGGATGTGCCGTCTCCCGGTGAGCCGCGCCCCGGTCGAAAGAATGCGTTTGAGAGTGCGCCTTCGCGTGATGCGACGATCAAGAACATGGCGACCAAGGAAGGCGCGTCCCCGGATGCGCAGCTTGCTAAGTCGCCCGGCGGGCTTCCGTATTTCACGGACACTACCAGCCAGCCGGGGATCGAGAAGATCACCGTGAAAGGTCAGTCTCCGCTGTTTACCAACATGGGTGGTGCGGGGCTGGACGATCTGTCGAAGAAGGGCGCGCAGCTCCCTTCCGTGCCGAGCTTCTTGGCGGGGGTGCCGTCGTTTGGCGCAGGAGCTGGCGGGCAACGCTCCGGGTTCTACGTTTCCGATTTCGGCGGGCGTGTGAACAAAGACGGTTCAGTCGAACCCCAAGGTGGCAGTGGTGGACTGATGTTCGCGCAGGACGGTGGGGCAGGTGGCGGCGGTGGCGGCGGTGGTGGCGTGCTGTCCGCGATGTACAGTCGGATCAACGACTACCAAGATCGCGCGGACAAGCTGCTCAACTCATCCGGTATCGTGGATCAGTACCGTGGGCGGCAACTGCTGCGGGCGCGTGCGCGGCTGGTCAACGACCTTACGTCGCTGTCGGGCGCAGACGCGGCCATGGCGCAGAGCAACGCCGCACTCGCAGCGGTCGGTGTCGCCCAACAGCGAGCGAATCAGGAGGGCACGCAGAACGCGGCGTCGAATTACCTGCGACTGCAGGAGCTGGAGGAAACTGGTCGTGCGCACGAGCTGGCGTTTCTCCCTCGGCTGGAAGATGCAGTACGCGGGCGGCGGTACCAGCAGGCGGCGGCTGCGGGTGACGCTGCAGCTCTGGCGAGTATTCCGCAGGAGGGCAAGTTCCCGCCCGCACAGCGCAATCCGACAATCCAGTTCAGCCCGAGCGGGTCGCATGTGGTCGTTTCCGATCACCTCGGCATTCGCGCGATTGCGCTGGATGAGTTGCTGAAGGGCGGCACGGCGAACTCGGCCGCACGTGAGGCTCTGTCGCGCACGGCACAGGAGCGGTAAATCGTGGCCGTTGACCTGTCTTTCGTAGACAACTACCTTCCGCCGTTTCCTCCGATTCGGCCGCAGCGCCCGCAGGAAGAGGCGGTGCCGGTGTCTACGTACGACAAGCTCACGCCGACACAGAAGGCGTGGGTAGATAAGCAACTGGAGTTGCAGCGGCGTCCGCGCTCGGCGTTCGGAGAGATCGGGGCCGGGATCATGCGTGGCGCGGTCAGCGAGCTGCCGCGCATGGTCGGGCAAGGGCTGAAGGCTACCGGCAAGCCCGGCGACGTTCTGTACGATCTTGGTGCGAACGTAGTAGAAGGCGCTGCAGCGCGCGAACCGGCGTATGCGGAGGATGTCAACCCCGACGCGCACAACGTCGTCACGCAGGCGTTCGCGCAAGGCGGGGCTATGCTCGCGCCGTCGCTCGCGCCACTGGCGGCGCTCCCCGCGCTGGCGTTCGCAGGAGTGCCTGCGGCGGCTGGGCTGACGGTCGCCGGTGCGGCCGGTGCCGGGCTGTTCGGCGCTGCGCAGTATCAGGACACGTACGAGAAGGCGGTCAAGGAAGGCAAGACTCCGCAGGAAGCGCACGAGCTTGGGCTGCGGACTGGTGCGATTGAAGCTGGCGGTGAAGCGGTTGGTACGTACATTGGCGGCAAGTTCCTCACGGGCATTCCTCGGCTGCTTGGCAGGCCGCGCACGGTGTCGTCGGCGCTGAAGGGGCTGCGTGAACCCGAGTTTCTGAAAACGTTCGCACGAGAACTCACCAAAACCGCAGCGGTTGAGACCGGTACGGAGATGGGGCAGAACTACGGCGAAGTGGCGGTGGAGCAGGCGGCGGGCATCGACAAGACGCAGCCGTGGGATGCCGCCACGTCGGCCATCGGCCCGACGCTGGCGATGACGGCATTGTTGGGGCCGTTCGGTGCGCTCAACGTGCGCAGGCACCAGAACCGCAACGCGGCGTTGGTGCGGGCGGTGGAGGACCCGAACTCGACTCCCGAACAGGTCGATGCTGCGGCCAGCGCGCTGTCGCCGCAGCTTGAGCCACTGGTAGGGAAGGAGCAGGTGCGCGAGTGGCGGCTGAACGCGCTGGAGACCGCGAACAAGAACAAGGAGCAGCGCGAGCAGGCGGCTAAGGACGCCGAACTTTCGGAGCAGACGCAGCAGGGCGAGCAGATGGCTGCTGCGAACGCAGCGGCACAACAGCGGCGCGAGGACGCCGCGTTGCTCGCCAATCGGCCTGCAGGCGCGATGCCGTTCGATGAGTTTGTGGAGGTGCAGAAGAAGCAACTCTCGCTGGACTTTGCGGCCGGGCGCAAAAAGAAGAAGGGCGAGTCGCGGCTAACTGCGGATGGATTGCGTAATGACTACTTGGTCTACCTGCGTGGGTTAGCCGAGCGTGAGGCTGCGGAGCAGGAAGATGCACGGCGAAATACGCGAGCGCAGCAGGAAGAGCTGACGGCTGCGGGGCAGGGGCTGCTGTTCCCCACCAACCTGCCCGGCGATCCGGCGCAGTACCCGAACACGTGGATTCCTGCGGCACAGGAGCAGCCGTTCACGCTGGAGCCGTCCGGTACCGAGCGTGCACTGCCGGTCGATACTGGTGAGCCGCTTCCGTTCACTCCGCGTAACGATGCGCAGGGTGAACTCGATCTCGTGCCGGTGATGAACCGCCCGGCGGGCGAGCGGCCGTCGCCGCTGAAGCAACTCCCGGCTGCTGCGCCCACTGCGCCGCCCAAGACTGCGATGCAGCTTGCGCTAGAGCGAGCAGGAGCCAAGCGTGCGGTCGAGACTGACGCTGCGTACGCGCAGCGCGAGCGTGAAAAACTGGTCGAGTTGAAGAACTCCGAACAAGCCAAGGTCGGCCAAGTTGCTGCGCTCGCCAAGGTTGCCGAACAAACGCGTCGGGTTGAGGCGGCGAACCGGCTGGCGGATGCTGCACTTGCGGGCAAGATCAACGGCAACACGCCTATCGCGCACGCGGACCTGATGCATACGTGGGAGCAGGCGTCTGCAGAACAGGGCATCGATACGTCGGTGCTGCGCGGAGCCGCGCGCAAGAAGGTCGAGCTGGCGGTGAAGTCGGCATCAGGCAAGAAGCTGTACATGCAGCAGCTCAACGCGCTGCGCGCTGCGCGTGATGCGATGAAGGGTGGCACGGTTGGCCGTGACACGATGAGTGCGCTCGTAGCGAAACTGGAGAACTGGAATGGCCAAAATGCCAATGCCGATGCCCAAGGGCAAGGGAATGCCGAAACCGAAGGGCAAAAAGCCCTGCTGACGAAGGAGCAGATCAATGCCGCTCAAGCCGGGGTCGTCACAGAAGGCGGTGTCGTTCAACATCAAGGAGATGATCGCAGCCGGGCACCCGCGCAAGCAGGCGATAGCGGCGGCGCTCAACCACGCGAACAAGTCGAAGGGGTTGCCCGCGCCGCCCCCGCGCAAGTTGAAGTAACGCCAGTCAATGCAGCGCCGGGTTCTGAAGCGGTAAAGTCGCCTCCTCCCGTGCCCGTGGATGGATTCGGTGCTGCACCCCAACAAGTTGAAGAAGTCGGAGTAACCACCACCGGACAGGAAGTCCCGTGGGGGGACTACTCGCGGACGGTGCCTGCTGGCGACATCTCGTACGAGACGCCGAACTTCCATCCACTGCCAAGGCAGGAGATCAAGCGGGGTAAGGCTGCGCGGTTGGGGCCGATAGTGCGTGAGTCCGATCAGCGTCCGGTGGACCGGGCGTTGAAGTTCTACTTCGAGTTGCATCACTACGATCCGCGCGAACCGCGTGGTGCGGCCGGTAACCGCACGTGGGTGATGGACTACATGCGCGCCAAGGACATCTCTGAGGGGAAGCGTACCGGCGCGCACATCACCCCGATGCTGGAGTCGGAACGGCTTGATCTTCCGGCGAAGGAGAAGCAGGCGAATGCACTAGCCGCGCTCGGTTGGCTGGAATACTATTCTCCAGAAGATTACCAGCTCGCCCCTAAGCGTGCGGCTCAACTCGAACGTATTTTCGATGTGAACGCTGCTGCGCATGACTTCGTGGAAGGCGAGAAGCGGAAGCTGCGGATGCATTACACCGACGCGTACCGCGCCATGGTGGCGAAGAGAAAGGGTATCCAGCCGAAGAATGTCGTGATCGATGATGCCGCGAAGGCCGAGATCGAGCGGCTGGTGCAGGACGATCCGGGTTTCGAGTACGCGCACGCCGCAGCACCGAACTACATGGTCACCGAAGAGCTGATGCGTGCTACGGAGACTGGCAGTGTCAAGAACGTGCTGTTCGAGCTGGCACTGAACGCCCCGTCCGACTGGATCAGGACACTGGCAGTGACGCTGGGCGGTCTGAAGCTCGACACGAAGATTCGCGTCATCAACAAGATCGCGTACGACCCGAACGGCGAGCGCGTGTATGCACGCTACGATCACGGGCAGAACATCATCAACGTCTACCTCGGTGGGGCGAACGCGCACACGCTGACGCACGAGATCGTGCACGCCGCCACGGTTGGGCGTATCCGCATGGGTATGGCTGCGTCAAAGCAGCCGGTTGCGCAGCGTACTGCCGAAGAGCACGCGGCGGTCGAGTCGTTAACCGACTTGCGCGCGTTCATGGCGGCGATGAAGAAGCTCGACCCCAACAACCAATACGCCTTCCGCAGCGAGGAGGAGTTCGTAGCTGAAGCGCAGTCGAACCGGAAGTTCCAGCAGTGGTTGCATGCACAGCAGTACGACGCACGCACTGGTTTGCAGAAGTTTTTCGATTGGGTCGTGTCGTTGCTTGGCGGCAACAAGGTGGAGGGGATCAACGCCCTCGACTACGTGCTCAATCTGAACAAGGGCTTCCTCAGTAACTCTCGTTTCGCTGATGCGGAAGGGTTGACTTACAACCACTCGGCCACTGGCGCGATGGCGCAGACAGATCGTGCAGTGTCGGCGTTGGTGCAAACGTGGCAACGTGCTGCGGCTAACAGTGAAGTTCTAGGGCGATCTGGAGAGCGTGCACGTGCCGGGCTGCTCATGGCGTCGTCCACGTTCAACATCGCGCAGTGGGTCGAGCGGGTCCCTGCGTTGAAGCCTTTGGTCGATGGCATCGACCGGATGATGGAGTCGGATCGTGTGCGTCGTGTGCTGCGTCAGCAGAAGGCGCTGGAGTTCAGTACGGTCACGGACGCGATAAAGCTTGCGCTGGCGAAGCACCCGCGCGCGAAGGAGATGAATCAGAAGCTCATGTGGTTCGCGGGTAACATGAGTGCGCTGGGGATCGACCTCAACAAGAACTTCGATGAGAACAAGCGGGCGAACCCGAAGCTCGATCCGACGAATCGCGCGTTCGTCAACCAGCTCCACGCGGAGTACAAGCAGCTTCCGGATGTGTTCAAACGTCCGTTGGAAATGTCGTTCCGGCTGTTCCGCAAGAACTACATCCAGCAGACTGCGGTGCTGCTGCGTGAGCGGTTGCGCGCATACGCAAAGACTTCTCCGCAACTCGAAGGGTTGATTACGCTGCTCGATATCCAGAATGCTGGACTGTTCGGTGGCGTCAATCCGCGTCCGGAGTACTACCATGATGCGTACTCGGCAAATCTCGACAAGACGATCCGGAAGGTGATTGCCGAAGTGCGTCAGATGTCAACCGGAAAGGATCATCTCGACGCTGAAGTCCGCGACATCGACAAGTTTTACAACCTTGCAGTAGCAAATCCGTACATGCATCTCGGTCGCTCCGGGGACTACTACACGCAGTTTACGGTGCTCGATACGCCGGGGGCGTGGGAGCGAGCGCGGGTGGTGATGGACAAGTACGGCAAGGCGATGGGCGCACGGACAAACGAAGGGCGTGTGTTCCTGCGGTTCGAGAACCCGTACCAGCGGGACGACATGCTGCGCGAGCTTAACGGACTTGGTGTAGTCAAGCCCGGTAGCACCACGCAGGGCAGTCTGTTCGATCCGGACGCTATCTACAATCTTCAAGGTGTCCCGGCGTTCGCTCGGCACATGGTGCGGCAGGCACAAGAACAATTCCGAGGAAAGGAAAGAGCAGAGATTCGAGAGTTCATCACGCGGCTAGTGCTCGACTACCTGCCTGAGTCGTCCCCACACAAGGCGTTGGCGCAACGGCAAGACGGCAGCGTTGCGGGCTACGACCTCGATTTCATGCGCAATTTCTCGAAGCGGTCGTCGGGCATGGCGTCAATGCTGTCGAACAGCTACACGATGCCGCTGTACGACGATGCGTTCGCAGAGATGAAGCACCAAGTGAAGTTGATGGAGCAGGGTGCCAACGCCCATCATTCCGACATGGCGAATCAGGTCATGCGGGAGATGTCGCGACGCTTCACCAATAGTATCTCTGCAGTCGAGTCTCCGTACATCGATGCGTTCAAGGCGTTCGGATTCAACTACTTCCTCGCGTTCAGCCCGGCGTTCTGGCTGACGAACCTCATGCAGCCGTGGCACCTCACTCTGCCGTACATCGGTGGCAGGTACGGGTTCGTGGCGACGGCGAAGGAGATGGGCAAGTCAACCGCGAAAGCTGGAAAGTTGATGAGCGCGGCGCTCGCTTCCGGCTGGAATACTGGCAAGGATGTGGGCGGGCTTCGTGGTGCGTTGGTCGGCATTCTCGACTTGAAGCTGCCGGTCGATCAGGTGGGGTTGACGCAGGAGGAGCAGTGGTTCGTGCAGCAGTTGATGGAGTCGGGGCAACTCGATACCACGCAGGGGCACGAGCTGGCGCGCTTCGCTTCTGGTGACTCTCCCAACGCTGCGATGGCGACGAAGATGCTGTCGATGGGTAGCCACTACACCGAAGTGCTTAACCGGCTTACGGCCGGATTGGCTGCGTACACGCTGGCGCGGCGTGCCGGAAAGTCGCAGGAAGCGGCAAAGCTGTACGCGATCAAGGCGGTGGTCGAGACGCAGTACGACTACTCCGATCACAATACGGCGCGTGCGCTCGGCCGTCACGGCGTGCTTGGTAAGGTGACGCCGCTGGTAGCGTCGTTCCAGCAGTACGCGTTTCAGACGATGGAGCTGCTGATCCGGCTGATGTCCGACTCGGTTACCGGCCCGGCCGAAGAGCGAGCGGTCGCGCGCAAGACGCTGGCCGGGGTGATGGCGACGACCAGCATGATGGCGGGTACGCTGGGGCTTCCGATGGCCAACGCAGTGGCGGCTGTGCTCAACCGGCTGCTCGGCAGTGGCGATGACCCTGCCGACGTACAGTCGGCCTACCGTGCGTGGCTCGCAGACGTGTTTGGTAAGGACGTAGCAGAAGCAATCGCCAGAGGTGTCCCCCGGTCGGTGCTTGGGTTCGACACCAGCACGCGTATGGGTATGCAGGACGTGCTGCCCGGCACGCGGTTCATGGCGGATCGCCGTGATCTCAAGACCAAGTTGGAAGCTGGTGCGTTCAATCTCCTCGGCCCCGCCGTCAGTGCGAGCACGTCCGCACTGGTCGGGCTGGGCAAGGCGATGGACGGACAGGTGATGGACGGCCTGATCGACATGCTGCCGTTGGCGCTGAAGGGTCCGGTGAAGGCGGTCAAGCAGGAGGATGTCGGGTTCACCACGTCTACTGGCAACAAGCTGCCGATTGAAGTCACTCCGTGGGGCACGGTTGCGCAGACGCTAGGGTTTACTCCCTCGGCTAAGGCCGAACAGTCGGAGGTGAACTTCGCATTCAGGCAGCGCGACACGCTGCTGAAAACGCGGAAGAATAAGCTGGCGAATGCCGCGTACCGCGCCATCGAGAATGGAGAGGATGCCACTGCTGCCATACAGGATGTGATGCTGTTCAACGAGCAGAACCCGGCGTACAGCATCGACATTTCCGCCGGTCTCAGGCTGCGGGCGAAACAACGCGCCACTGCCGAGATCACCGATATTCCGACGCTCCCACGGTACTTGCCTACGTTGGATCGTTACAGCTACGCGAACGTCAAATGACACACGTCCCTGTAACCGCTGCCGCTGACGAAGATCGTCGGGTGGTAGACAAGCGATGGAAGGCCGCCGTGGACAAGAAGCTGGAGGAGGGTGTCGTCAAGTTCAAGGAGCTGGCCGAGGGTCAACAGAATCTTCTTGCTAAGTTGGAAGAGAACACGGCCACTACGACGCTTATCAACAAGAAACTGGACGAGCATGTTGGTCTGTACAACGAGTTTACCAACAAGGTTCAGCCTGCGGTGGATGCTATTTCTACCATGCAGGCTGGCGTACGGGTGCTCGGTAAGATTGGTGCTGCCGTGGCGTGGGTGGGCAACAATGTACGTCGGGCGGTGATCTGGTTAACTCCAGTAGTTGCGGCAGTAGCAGCGGTGTGGCATTACTTCACAGGCGGGAGCGGAAAACCATGACTTCACGGGAAGTTATCGCGCACGCACTGACCGTCGCCAATGTGCGGGCGTGGCTGCATGTGTTGCGTCACCGCGAGACGAATCACACCGACCGTGCGTACTTCATGGTCAACGGGCGTGCCGATCTCACGAGTCTCGCAGCTCACCCGTATCACGGAATTCCTACCACGCGAGGAGCGCGTGCTTCTGGTGCGTATCAGTATCTCGGCACCACGTGGGCTGGAATCGCCGCCAAGTACCCGGAGGACTGCAAGGACTTCTCGATCTACGCGCAAGACTTCGGTGCGGTCGTGCTCACGGCCGAGTGCGGGGCGTTGCAAGATGTGATCGATGGGAACGTACTGGAAGCTGCGCGTAAGTGTCGGGACGTGTGGGTATCGTTGCCCGGCGGGTCCGAGAATCGTGGTTACACCCAAGCTGAAGTGCTGCGGGTGTTCAGGGAGTGGGGCGGCGTAACAGGTGAGCAGGCGGCTGCGCCGGTCGAGGATAAGTCAACAGAGTACACATCAACGGGAGAGGAACCCATGGGTATGGCGCTCAAGCTGTTGCCGCTGCTGGCATCGTTCATTCCGCAGATCATGCCGTTGGTCAAGCCGGAGTCGAAGAGCACGGCGAAGGACATGGAGATCGCACAGACGGTGCTCAACATCGCAGCTCAAGCTGCTGGGGTGATTCCGGTTGGCCAGCAGGCCACGGCGGCGAATGTCGGGGCCACAGTCGAGGCGCTGCAGAACAATCCCAACATGGTGAAGAAGGTGCAGGAAGCCGTGGTCACGCATCCCGAGATCATCGGCGTGCTGGAGATCGGCGGTGGGGTGGTCGCTGCGCGGGAGCATGGCAGGACGCTGCAGGTAGCGGAGAAGCCGTTTTGGTACAACCCGACGTTCTGGATTTCCGTGCTGTTCTTCCCGATGATGTACATGATCGCGTACTCGGTGCTGTTCACGGTCGCTCCGGACGCGAAGGCCACGCTGGAACAACTGAAGGAGATGGCGTGGTACCAGAAGATCGGCTTCGATCCGAACACGCGCAGCGGCCTCGTCAACCTGATCGTCGGGTTCGTGTTCGGTGGGGTCGTGGGGGTGTGGTTCGGGACGAGCTACGGGTCGCAGCGCAAGACCGAGCTGACCGCGACCGGGAAGGACGGTGTGTAGCATGGCCAAGAAGCTCAACCTGACAGTGCTACAGGGTGACACGTTCACGCGGGTCATCCGATGGGAGACACTGCCGTTCATCTACAAGGCGATCACTGCCATCACGCAGGCAGCGCCTGCGGTGGTGACGGCGGTCGGACACGGCCTCAAGACAGGCTGGCGCGCGGCAGTCGTGAGTGTCAGGGGGATGCGGCAGATCAACGCTGAGAACGATCCGCCGCGTGACTCTGACTTCAAGCAAGTCACGTATGTCGATCCCAACACGGTCTCGTTCAACAAGATCAACAGCGCGGACTACAACGCATATACCAGCGGCGGATACCTTCAGTTCTACACGCCGGTCGATATGGTGGGGTACACCGCACGAATGACCATTAAGGATCGCATCGGCGGAACGGCGCTGCACACGCTGACCAGTCCCACGGACATCGTGATCGACAACACTGAGCACACGATCACGGTCACGATCAGTGCCGTGGTTACGGCAAGCTGGACGTGGACTAGCGGAACGTACGATCTGGAGATGGTATCTCCGACCAGCGCAGTCGTGAAGCTGTACAAGGGATCGATCACGGTCAGCAAGGAAGTGACGACATGAGGTTGGTTGATCTACAACCACAGTTCTTGCAACATCGAAAGGGTATTGCACCTGACTATCATGGTCAGACTTTGCCCGACGGTACTGTGCAGTGGGGTGGGTTCGAGATTGACGAATTTCACAATGTTGATTCGTTAACTGAAGCGCACGGGATTAAATTTTTGTGTCCGAAAGATTTTGCTAAGAACGGCGGTCCGGAAGGCACGCACTGTGTGATGGTGATGTTCATGGGCAGCCCGGTACCGGAGAATTTGTTTCTTGATTCATCCGGTAAGTCGGTGCGGTGGAACGTGGTGTCTGGCACAGGATACGCTGATCTGACACTTACTCCGTCAATCCTTGAGGTTGACAACGGACGGTGTGGGTGGCATGGGTTCATCACGAGCGGAGAGGCGATTACGGTATGACGCAAGCGATGTGCACGAGCTTCAAGAAGGAGCTGTTCACCGCCACGCATAACTTCGCTGCGTCGGGCGGGCACACCTTCAAGATGGCGTTGTACACGGCTGCGGCGAGTCTCGGGGCGTCAACTACTGTCTACTCGGCCACGAACGAAACGTCCGGTACGGGGTACTCTGCAGGGGGTGTCGCACTCACCAACGTTGACCCCTCCACGTCGGGAACGACGGCGATGTGTACCTTCTCGGCTAACCCGACATGGACTACGGCATCCTTCAGCGCCAGTCAGGCGCTGATCTACAACACCAGTGCTGGCGATAAGGCAGTAGCGGTGCTAGACTTCGGCGGGACACAGACGGTGCTGGTAGGGTCGTTTGTGGTTAACCTACCAGCGGTAACGGCGACTACCGCGTTGTTGCGGCTAACGTAGTACTCACGGGAGAGGCAAAATGAATTCGTTGGTTACTACCTCGTTGGGTGATGTGCGAGAGTCCGAGCTGAGCATCGTGACCAAGATGGTGGATGAAACGGAAGATGCATGGGTGTACGCACGTGAAGCAACGTACATCGGTACCGAGCACCCCGAGGCGGTGAACACCATCGTCCGCAGGGATGTGTGGGTCACGGTGAAGCGGGGGCTTCGTTCTCAAGTCGAGTCGTCTCTATAGGAGCAAGCTGTCATGGCGAACAGTGCCGGAATGTGTACCTCGTTCAAAGTCGAGCTGATGCTGGCCGACCACAACTTCGGCACGTCGAGCGCCACGCGTGGCTCGACTGCGGCCGATACCTTCAAGATGGCGCTGTACCAGACGACAGCGACCATCGGCCCGTCCACCACGGCGTACACTGCGACCGGCGAGGTGTCGAGTGCGAACTACACCGCAGGCGGCGCGACGGTCACGAACGCCACGGCTCCGACCAGTTCGGGCACCACGGCGTACTGGACCCCGAGCGCGAGCGTGTCGTGGACGACCGTCTCGTTTACCACCGACTGCGCGTTGCTGTACAACTCGACGCGTTCCAACAAGTCGGTCGGGTCGTACACCTTCTCGTCGCAGACGGTCACGTCGGGCAACTTCACGCTGACGATGCCGACTAACGGCCCCACCACGGCCCTCATCCAACTCGCGTAAGAGGTGTCGCCATGTCGATGTCAAATACAACTGAGAATGACATTCTCAAAATGCGGCTGCAGGGTACTGACCCGTCATGGCGTGCGAGTGCGACGGCGTATCTTGCGCTGTACACCGCAGACCCCGGCGAAGCCGGTACCGCGACGACCAACGAAGCCGCGTACGGTTCGTATGCACGTGTGGCGATCACCAAAGCGTCGGCGTGGACGGACGGTGGCTCGTCGTTCAGTAACGCGGGCCTGATCCAGTGGCCGCAATGTACGTCGGGTACGGAGACGATCACACACTTCGCCATCGTTACCACGGCTTCGGGCGCGGGGCAGATCATCGACTCCGGCGCGCTGTCGGCATCGTTGGCGGTGTCGTCGGGCATCCAACCGCAGGCGGCAATCGGCGCACTGGTCGTCACGCAAGACTGATGGCGGGATTCAGCAACAATCGGGAAGTGGTGCTGGCCGAAGAAAACGGCCAGTATCTCTATGCGTCGTTCCGCAAGCAGGCGACGCAGACGACGGGTGCGGGTGTGTGGTTCGACCTATCGATGTCACCCGGCAACCCCGCGCCCAATTACTACATCGGTTCTCCCGGCATCTTCACACTGTTGAAGCAGTCCACGGACGGCGGATTACGACATGGCGGTGCGCTTAACGCGTTGGGTTACAAGAAGTGCATCCGCAAGTTGATGGCGCTGACTCCTACGTCCAATGCCGTGCCATTGCCGATGAAGCTGCTCGACTATCTTGGGTTCTACCCATTCATCGATGAGTCGGTGTTGGACGAGCAGTTCATGGACAACACCATCACGCTGTCTCGCTACACGGACGGTGTGGGTGTGCAGATGATGCCGGTGACGGTGGCGGGCCACACAGGTGGGCAGACGTTCACGGTGAACTACACGAACAGCGCAGGCGTGGCAGGGCGGATCACACCGGCAGTGACGATGGGTACGCAGATCGTCAACGGCACCATCCTGCATTCGCAGCAGGCGGGGGCGACGTACGCGAACAACGGGCCGTTCCTCCCGTTGCAGATCGGAGACACCGGAGTGCGCTCGGTCGAGAGCGTGACCATCGGCGGGATCGGAGACGTGGGGCTATTCGCGTTGGTGTTGGTGAAGCCGCTCGCTACATTCGCGCTGCGCGGTATCGATGCGGCGACGGAGATCGACTTCCTGCTCGACAACTCTACGATGCCGGAAATCATCGACGACGCGTATCTGAATTTCATCTGCTTGCCGCAGGGCACGTTGTCGGCGGCTCCGATCCACGGAATTCTCGAAACCACTTGGAACTGACATGACTGGATTCACTTCGCACGACGATCTGATTAATCAGGTGTCAACCAACGGGCGGTTCTACCGGTCGGATTGGCAGAAGTCTACGTTCACCACGACCGCGCACACGGCGGGTCTGTGGTATAGCCTGTTTCGTGGCGGTGGCAATCCGCCTGCCGATACGATTCTCGGCACCGGCACCAACCTCGCGTTTCAGGCGCTGCGTGACGACACGACGAACGCGACAGGGATTCCGCACGGTGGCGACGTAGGTGGTGGCACCGGGTTCAAGGTGCTGCTCAATGCTGCTGCGCAGACCGCTGCGGCGACGACTGCGCCATGTGTGCTGATGCTGGTCGATCTGCTCGGGTTCTATCCGATCACGACGGTGACGACGACGGGCGATCAGGCGCTCAACAACACGGTCACGATTCCGCGCTATACGACGGGCGCAGGCGTACAGGCGTTTCTCACGCCGTCAACCGTGATGGGTGCGGGTACGCCGAACATCCGACTCACGTACACGGATCAGGCGGGGAACACCGGCAATCTCACGCCCGCCACGCTGCCCATCGGCAACACCGCTGCTGCGGTGACTTCCATCGTGTATTCGGGTACGGGCAACGGCAAGTTCGGGCCGTTCTTCCCGTTGGCGATTGGCGACAGCGGCATTCGCTCGGTCGAGCAGTTCAACCTGTCGGCCACGTACACGTCGGGTGTGCTGAATCTCGTCTTGTGCAAGCCGCTACTCACGCTGCCGATCACCACGCTCGGTGTCACGGCGGAACGCGATCTGGTGAACCAGTTCAATTCCATGCCGCGTGTGTACGACGAAGCATGCCTCTCGTGGTTGATGCTCGCGGGTGCGGCCACGCCAGTCGGCTCGCCGCTGTCGGGTCACCTTGAATTTGGTTGGGGTGCGTAATGCTGCTTGGCAACCGCTCGGTACTCCTGAAGTCGCCGGGGCGGTTTCTGTCGGGCACGATTGCATCGTCGGAACGTAGTAACTTTTTCCGACCGGGCGACTATCGCAGCGCAGCGTACGAGGCGTTGTCGGCAGTGCCGTACGGGTATGTGTTCGGCGCGTGGCATTTGCCCAAGACGGGCGGCGCGGTATCGTCCACCAACAATGCGGAGTCCACGTCTACTGCGACTGGATCACTTGCGGGCGGTAAGGCTGTTGCAGGTACCGCAGCTTCGACATCAACTGCGAGCGGTACCGGCCAGTTGATCTCGTCGGCGTCAGGCACTGCCGCATCGACCTCGACAGCGACGATCACTATCTACGCAACGAAGGCGTTGGCAGGCACAGCAGATTCGACTTCCACTGCGTCCCTCACGAAGAACGCGATTGCGTGGGCTGCAGGTACCGCTGCGAGTACGTCCACCGCTGCGTTGGTGCGGTACGCAATAGGCAATATTGCAGGTGAGTCCACAACGGCCACACCGTTGTCGCCGCAAGGTCTTGCCAGTGCCGTAGCTGCGATTGAAGTGGAAGGAACCGACTTGTCGTTGGTGCAGGCTCTACGTGCTATCGCTGCTGCGGCTGCGGCGAAGGTGAGTGGTGCGGCGACAACCACCATCGTGTACCGTAACGCTGTAGTAGATTCCAAGGACCGCATCACTGCCACGGTTGATGCCGATGGTAACCGGAGCGCGATCACTTACGATCTGGACTGACCATGGCTTACTTTGCGAAGCGATTCTTCGCGCAAAGATTCTTCGCAAAGCGGTACTGGTCGTCGGGTGAAACGACACCGGGGATCGTCTCGCTTACTGGCGAGGAGATTACCACTGCGCAGGGCGCGCTTAAGCCCCTCATTGAAGTTGCTCTGGCTGGGCAGGCAATAACGTCTGCGCAGGGTGCGCTTACGCCCGACGTTGGAGGTGGTAGTGCATCAGTAGAATTAACTGGACAGGTTGTATCCAGTACTGGTGGTGCGCTCGTTCCAGAACTCGACGTACCTCTTGTTGGGCAGGCAGTAACAGGTACTGCCGGGGCGCTTGGCGTTGAAGGTGAGGTAGTAGGGGTTCTCGTTGGGCAAGTTGTTACTAGTGCTGTTGGTGTGTTGGTACCGACAGTAGAAGTAACACTGGTCGGGCTACGGATAGTGACATCTGTCGGTATGTTCAGACAGGTGTACGATGCGCCTGACTATGATCTGTTCGTGCAGAAGAGTATCGATGAACTTGTTGCTTACGCTGAGGTTATTGAGCTTACGTGCGCTAACGGGTTAAACGTAGAGTTTGTGGCGCAGCAAGAAACTGACGAAGAGCTTGTTTCTGCCGATGAAGCCCTGTGGGTGTTAGCTGATGAGGTAGATATGTCAGTTGTGTCATTACCGATAGAGCAGATGGTGGAGGAAACACAATACGAGTTGTTCGCCCAGATTCCAGATGTAGCTATGTTTGTTGTTGATGGTGATGAGGACGATATAGCTACAACTACTGAGATTAACTTGATTGCAGCATAGTTGGAGGTAGGCATGAAATCGACACACTCGCAGCGACTTGAACGGTGGATGGGCACGGAGCGGGTCGAACAGATCAGTCAGTCCATGAAAGGGTGGTATGGCCCTCCGATCCACATCCTCGACGTACCCGGTAGCGTACGTGTGTGCGGCGACGGGGACTTCATCGGCTCATTCGACCGGGGCTTCTACGCCACGGCGGCTGATGCATTTCGTGAGTTCTGGCGACGTAGTGGACGCGTACGGTACGGACAGATGAATGTAGGGTTCGCCAGTATTGGTGATGCTTTGCTGCGTGCGTCGTCGGGGTATGGACAGACAATCCCATTCCAGAAGGTTGGCCCGACTGGCGTGTCCACAGTTTCTTCGACGCTGTGGCGTGTGGGGAACTCACCTTCCGCTGGTGGTGCTGGAGCTGCAGCTCCGGGGGGTACTGCACACGTACGTAGTGATGCAGGCGCGCTTGCACAGGTTAACCCGGCGAGCGGTACGTTACATTTGGTTGGTGCGGATATTACAGCCAGCGTAGTGAATAACTCTTTGCTTGTCTACGACCGATTGTTCTCTGTCGCCAAGACTATGAATAGTACTGGCACGGAAGCGGTGTCGGGTACACCATCACGATATCAGTCCACCACATCTACCGATGCGGATTACATTGGTGGGAACTTCGGTTTCATCGAAGTGGGCGGCACGGCGCTCGCTGCGACAGCACATAACTGGACAACGTGTCTCTACACCGATCAAGCGAATGCGTCCTCTACGCTTCCTTCGGTGACTGGTAACTCTGGAGCTATTGTGGATCGGCTCGATCAGCCAGTGAATCAGTGGTTCGTGCCGTTGGAAGCAGGTGATGTTGGAATCAAGGCGTGGACACAGATGCAGTGTAGCGCGGCTGTGGCGACAGGCGCGATCAATTTCTGTATTGGGCATCCACTTGGGTTTATGTCGTTTCCAGTCATTAGCACGGTACTGCCGTTCGACTGGCTCACAAATCGCAACCAAGCTCCGCGTGTGTTCGATAACGCATGTATTGCGTTACTTGAAATCGTGAAGCCCGCAACAACTGCCACGACCTACACAGGAAATCTGCACTTCACTAGTGCTGCGTAATGAGCGACTTTCGTAAACGTCCGTGGTTTAGCGGCAAGTTAGTCTCGTCCGCGATCCAAGAGTTGTTCGAGCCGGTAGGCTACCGGAAGGACAAGCTTGGCCTGCCGCGTGAGACGAAAGTGTTCGAGGGCGAGCGCATTACGATGCGCGCGGGGGTACTCTACCCTGACTACTTACGTGCACTTACAGGTCAGAGTGGTACGTTAACGCAAGGTACGCTTATACCCGGCCCGATTGAGTATCAGTGGTTTGTCGATACGTTCACTGACACGAACGGCACGAACATCACGTCTCATAGTGAGACGGACACGTGGGTCGAGATTGTTGCAAGTGGCGGCACAGGCGAGCCACAGATTCAGTCGAATCGTGTACGTAACTTAGGTACTTCCGACAATTGGGTTGGGTACTGCAACTATCCGCCTTACGGGGAGGGTGCGTATCAAAGTATTGAATCGGTGTTCTATCGGCGTGCCACAACTACTGGTGGCGGTGCGAACGAACTTACAGAAGCTATCACGTTCCGCGTCGAAGATTTCGGTGCTGGAATTTGGGATGGCTACCTGTTCGGTTGGTCCGAAGCCGACGATACGTGGTACCTCAAGCGGAACAACAACTTCAGTGGGCTGAGTGATCTTGCGAGCAGCACAACAAACGCGTTCACAGGGACGAGTCAGAGCCGAACGCTGAAGGTCGTAATTTCTGATCCCGATAGCAGTACTGTCAACATTAAGTGCTACGTCAACGGCACGGAAGTCATTGACTATGACGATACTGCTGCAACACGGCTGAGTAACCCGATTCGTGGGCTTGGTGTTTACTTCTGGTTATCCGATTCAGTTGATATTGACTCCATCAGTGCAGTCGAACAACTGAACAAGCTGGTCGGCCAGCGGGCAACGCTTACTGGCGGTACGTTGTCGCCGTTCTGGTACCCGGTACCGGGTGCATATCTCAGCCCCGGTCACTCCGTAACGGTTACCGGCGGCACGCTGTTGCCGCAGATTGGCGATGGCACGAATGTTCAGTTGACGGGGCTTGGCATTACGTCGGCATCGGGTGCGCTTGGCCCGCAAGTGGGTGCCGGTGCAGGCACCACTGCCGGTGCGCTGTTGCCCAAGCTGACTGCATCGAACGTCTACGGCAACCACGCCCGCAAGGGGTATGTAACCAACTCGTACGTGCGTGTGAACGGCACGTTCTTGGGGGTTGCCGAAGTATTCAGTAACGACATTAGCTCACCGTTCGGTGTCTTGTCAACCGATGACGTATACCCGTCGTCGGTGATGACTTCAGACACTGGCATTGGAACCAGCAACGCATTCTTGTTTGGCAGTGGCGAGTACTCGGCGTGGCGGTTCAACGAAGGTGAGTATGGCGGCGGGATGTTCTCGTTCACTCCGGACGGGGCAAGACAGTCGGCGCACTACCGCAGCTTGCCGTACTACACCACGTTCTTCTCGGTGTTCTCGCAGTCGGTACCACATTACCTTGCGTGGAAGAACTGGACGTACGGATGGGGAGCGCCGCTGTTCTTGGGTGCCAGCAATTCGGACGGAGAGCTGATTGGCAACCGCGCCGTTACGGCGCTCGGCATTTACGCGCAGGACGTTAACACTGCAGTTGCGTTGCATCTGCGTCGTGTTGATCCGTCTATCACTGGCCGTCAGGCACGGCTGACTGGTAATCGCATTGCAGGCAGCGCCGGTACGATCACTGCGGCGTTCAACGGGTTAGGTACGGTTGAGTTAGTCGGGCGCAGTGTCTCCGTAAACCAAGGTGCTCTTGGGGTTGACGGCGCTCCTGTGCTTACAGGGCATTCGATTACGTCCGGTATTGGTACGTTGCTGCCAGTCAACACAAACGACCAGTTGGCACTGGTCGTCAGTCGTGCGTATCAATCGTCTACGGTGTGGCAGCCGCTGGCCGAGACGGCAACGGTTACTGGTGGCGGGCGCATCTATCCGAAGCCGAACATCTTGTGCGTTGTGCCGACCGGGTATGGCAACAAGGTTTACGCCGTCTATGTCAATAACCCGCCAGAGTCGGCGTCTCCGTACATCGGGGTCGCAGTGCTCGATCTCGACGCGGGTGCTGTCGTTGCGCACAGCAACGTCGCTACAGTTGGACAGGTTGATAGTTTCGTAATTGGCAGCGACATCTACGGTCAGCATACGCGACAAGAACGGTCAGTCGCGGAAGTAGTGAAGCTGTCGAACGGCACAAGTGTTACGCAGTTCCTGATCGACCGCCACGTTGTCCACTTGTCGTGGACGAGCGGCACGGTAGACGCGCCCACGGTGACGGTGAAGGCGGGACCGTCTGTTGCCGGGTACAACGGGTCGCCGCCGGAACAGATCATCGACGGGTGGGAGACACTGGCCTATCGCGGCGACAGTGTGTACCACGTGCTGTACCGGTACACCTTCGCGTCAGGAACGCACGACCGCTTCGAGTCGATCTCCAAGGTCTACGTCAACGACGTTACCGGCACTGGCAGCACGTGGACGCTGACGGCGACGACGAATACTGGCGGCACGACCGGGCCGACTGGATGGAGTAGTGAGAAGTACATCGCGCCGACCGAGACATTCTACGGTGGCGCCAACCATTCTGGTTACGGTGGTGGATCGGTTGCGTGGTTGCGTGCGGATCGGGAGCCTGACAACGCTGGTGGCGACAACAGCGACATGGCGACGGTCGATGTCGAGTTTTGGGACAACTCGTATCCGCTGCTGTCAGTCGAGGCGCGCGGTGCTGTGGGGCCGGTGTCGGTCACGATCACTCCGTACGCGGACGTAACGCTTACCGGGCATCGCGCTACTTTCGAGCAAGGCATCTTCAACGAGATTCGCTCCGGTGCGGATCGGTCGGTCAAGCTCAACAAGTTTGCCAACACGTATCGGATGACTTTGCGCGGCGGGCTTTGCCTGCCGCCGTCGTTCGACTTCGTGCAGGACACGTTCACTGAAGGTAGCGACGTTTCGTTGTACTCCCACGTCGGTGAGATCGGTGCGACGTGGACACGACTGGTTGGTAGTGGTGGGATCGACGCCCGAGTCGATGGAGCGAACGTCTACATTCCGTTCGCGGCCACTACCGATCTGCAGATCAAGGCAACCGCAAGCGGCGAGTCACCTACTCCGGATTACGTGGTTACGGCGCTTCCGACCATTGTCGCGTCGCAGTCGTACTTCCCGGTAGACACGCCGTCGTTCGCCATCGGCGCTCGCTGCTACGGAACCAACGGGTACTACTTCGGGTACTACGTCCTTGACGATGAGTGGATGCTGTTCAAGGGCAGCACGCTCATCACTCGCGTCGCGCGGACGGACTTCGGGTCTCTCGGCGAAGTCAAGTTGGTAGTGTCAACCGTTACGAGCGGCGCGGAGATCGCTGCGCGTATCCGGTGCTACCACAAAGATGTTCTTGTTATCGATTACCTCGATACGCCGACGTACACCAGCTCTCCGTACGTTGGTGCCGGGCGCGTCGGCATCTGGATCAACGGCTATGAGACCGCGCGCTACGGACTCGCGTACATCAACGGGACGTACTACGACGCGACCGCGCTGGTGCTACCGGGGCAGCGTGCGACATTCGCTCAGGGGCAACTAACCGGGCCGTGGCTGGTCGGTCAACGTGCGACGTTTACGCAGGGGGTGCTGACCCCCTTGTTGCTGCCGCCGGTCGAAGTTGCCCTGACTGGTCTCTCTGCGACGTTCGCACAGGGCACGCTCTATCACGCCGAGGGTGTGCTGACGGGCAACGCTGCCACGGTCTCTGGTGGCACGCTGGTGATGCCGATCACGGCGGCGCTGGTCGGTCAGAGGATCAACGTCTACCAAGGGACGGCCAGCCTGCTCAACCGCGAGCTGCCGTCGCTGTCGGCTGCGGTGATCCGGGGCGACATGGGGGTGGTGGTCGATGCCTACCCCACGCTGCCGGGCTACGCCGTTACCTTCGCCGCCGGAACTCTGACTCCTGCCCATACGTACGCATTGCAGGGGCATGGGGCGACGCTGACCGGTGGGGAGATGGCTGCACACGTCTCGGTCACGCTGCAAGGGCAACAGGCAGTGGGGGGCATAGGGGCCATAAGCCGGTCGGCAGCGACCTCTGTCGAGCTGGCCGGGGCTGCGCTGGCGTGCACGGGCGGAACGCTGGTTCCGGGGACGGGAGAACAGGCATCCCTGACCGGCGGGGGCCTCACAGGCAGTATTGGTACGCTCGTACCAGTAGTGAGCACGGCGCTGCTCGGGCGGGCGGGAACAGTCGGAGGTGGGGGGTTCGTTCCGGTGCTTGCCTGCACCCCGCAGGGTCAGATCGTGGTCTCGGCCGCCGGGGTCCTGCAACTGCTCACCAACATCTTCCTTACCGGCACGAGTGGGACGTTCGTGCACGGGGTGATGGGGCCGCAGTACGGGTGCAATGTATACCCGGTTGGTGTAGCCGCGACTGGCGCAGTCGGTGACGTGCGTGATCGGTTCATGCCGGAACAGGAGATCGCTGATCTCTTCTTCACTGACATGGTTGACGAGGTTGCAGTAGACGCCGAAGTCGAGGAACTGTTCGTGCTGGTGCGTCCTCCCTAACATCCCTAACGTCGGTTGCGAAGCCACCCCGGTTGGGGCAGACTGCGCCGCATAACCCAAGAGGACCCCCGCTATGTCAGGCTCGCGCCCGTGGCGGCAGCAACTGAAGCCGCGCATCACCCCCGATGATGCGAAGTTTGCCGAGTTTACCGGCGTGGTTAACACACGCTCGCGTAAAGACATCGGCCTCAAGGCTCTGTACGCTGGTGACAACGTAGTCATCAGCGACACCAAGAAGATCGTCCGTCGCAGCGGTTACTCCACGTACCTCAACTCTGGCGCGATCAGCGCGGCGTACGGCGGTACGGGTGACCTGTACGTGATTGACGGCGGGGTGCTGAAGCGCGTGCTCTCCCCCACCGATCAGCGCACGCTGGCCGCAGGCTTCAGCAGCCAGCCGTGCACGTGGGACACGATCAACGGCGACGCGTACTTCGTCAACGGTGTAGACGCCGGGATCGCGCGTGGTGACACCTACCTGCCATGGCGACTCGACGTACCTACAGTCTCGGGCGTG